CAGCTAATTGCCGGAATGTTTCGGGGTCGCTGTGGAATAGAGCCGTGCGCTCTTTGTCGCCCATCTTTGCGAATGTCTCCGCATTAGCTGGGGCGTTGCCGTTCTTGCCACCCGTTGCGCCGCCGCCTGAAGCGGGGGTCACGAAGTCCTTGCCTTCACCAGCCGCCCATCGCTTGACGTGATCTACCAAGGCCAGCGGCCCCATGTCAGTATCCACGAAGGGCTTGCCATCGTCGCCGATCTTCACGTCGCCTGCCAGCATTGTTCGCGCTGCTTTGGCAAACGCCGTGTTGGTGACGCCTGCGCCGTTGAGCGCGTCTGTCAGATCACGGTCCAGTGCGTTTTTCAGCGCACGTCCCTTTTCAGCTTCGTACTTGCCCTTGAACTCGTCGCGCTCGGCTTCGAGTGTCTGGCGTAGCTTGATAAGCGCGGCCTCGTCGGCTTTCCCGTCCTTGAGTTTTGCCCACTTCTCAGCGTCAAAATCTTCGGGGAAGTCCTTGGCGAGCGCCTTGGCCGCATCGCGCTCGGAACGTGCCGCATCGCGGTCGGCCTTCGTGCGCTCATATGCTGATTTGAGATTGGCAACATCGGGGTGGTTATCTACGCCGGACACCTGCAAGATGAACTTGCCGTCTGTTTCGGTGTAGAAAGGCTTAACAGCATCATCAATGCCGTCGAGAGTGTCGAGAACTGTATGCAAAGCCATCGGCTTAATTCCTTTAGGTTATGGGTGTGGCCTCGCCACGGTGATTACAGGCTGTCAGCCCGAATATCGCCGCCCTCAATGAGAGCGTATTCTTCATCAAACGTGCGTTCTTGGCTGGCAATGCCGCCCGCCTGAATGCGCTCGTAGTATGTCTCTTGTGCAAGCCCGCCGCTTTCGACCAGTGCGAACAGCGCGACGGCCTCTTGCGGTGTCAGGGTCGCGTCCAGCAAGTCCTTGGGAGGCGTGACCGTGATAGCGTCAATCACCGCGTCCGACTGCCCCAGCATCCGCGCGATGTTGCGCAAGGACGCCTCCAGCAATGAGCAGGATGATTGCGCCACCGTCTTTAAGTTTGCCGTCTCTGACCGGAACCGCATCTTACGCGCGGTGCCGGATTCATTGGCCTGCCCAGATTGCTCGAACAGCCGAGCGCCTGCTTGAATGGCGATTGCGCGATTATCTTGGATTGCCTCAAGGTGCGCCTTAATACCTGCGCAGGTTGGCGATACGTATTTCAGATCCGGCGTTGTATTGTCATCTCCTAGCATTTCGTGAACCACGCCAGCGCCAACAGCAGTCGGTGCAGTCCCGTTGATTGCGACAAGGGTTTCCTGCCCGCTCATGTAAAGCTGCAGGCGGTAGTCTGCGGAAAGCTGGTACATGGATAAAGCCGCCCGTGCGATGCCGATCATCGGCGGGCTTTCCAGATCCGGCCCCATGTCCTTTGCAGACGCCACGGCAAACGGGATCGCGTTGAGTGCACCACCGCCAAGTCGCGTTGGCGTTACGTCCGTTTCGCCGTCAGGCTTGTGCAATGTCGCAGTGTAAACGCCATCTGCAAGCTGCAAAACGCGATACTTCTCTTGCTGCGCCCAGACAAAGCCATCACGCACCGCCTCGCTTTCGTTCAGCACGAAAAACCCAACGTCCCAGTTGATAATCGTATCACCGCGATAGCCTGCAAGGAATGGATCGCCGCCGTTCTCCGGTGCATCTGCAAGAACGCCGTAGCGCCCCGAAACCAGCAAGTTGCGCGTGATATTCTTGTGAAAGTCGTTGAGCGTAATGCCCTCGCCGTCAACATCCTCGAACAGATATTCCATGTTGCTCGGCAATTCGACCGCGATTTCCTCGCCGTGAATGATGCCGACCATAGCGCCAACGCTGGTTGCCAGAACCTCGGGGAACTGAGCGCGCATCTTGTATGCCGCATAGGCCGCGATGCCGTTGTCGCCGTGCGTCGTGTATCCAGACGGCATGGGCAGGTATGTGGTGCCGCGTTGCTTTACGTCGCCCTCGCCCTGATATGCGTCATAGCAAAGCTGCCAATCGTCAAGAACTTGGCGCGTGATTTGTGGGTGCAGCGAATTAACGGCCATTTAATACAATCCTTTGACCGTTGTCGTTGTTGTTTTCGGTTGTGATTTCGTCATCAATTCGGTGAGCGCCCAAACCAAGGCGTCGGCCCTGTCTGGTGAGCCTTCACCAATGTATCCGTCTTGCCCGATCAGGCACATTTGATCCTCAAGATCCGCCAAGCCGCCAACGTGAGACACGCGCCCCTGCTCGTATAGCGCCGCGATAGGTTCGGCCCGTGCGACCTTGCCGCGACTGGCCGTAACCTCTTTGTAGCTCATGCCCCGATCAACGGTGCGTATGACGTGTTCGACCATGGCCCCGCCGAAGTTGCGCTCTGCCACAATCCTGTCAGCCTTAAATTCGTGATAGGCCGCGACTGCCCGCCTGCCCCATCCGTCTGGCGATAACTTGCACGTCCGGTCTGCCATGACATAGCCCCGCCCGTCTATTCCAAGCCCTGCGACCACAATGCCAATGTCATCGCCGTTATCGTCTGCGCCACCCGTGCCGCTGGGGTCTACTGCGACCACAACCCGCCGCATTTCAGGGGCTTCTTTAAGCCTGTGCGCGTCGAACATCTCGCGGGTCCATAGCGCGCCCGGTAGATCGTCCAGCATCTCGGCTTCAAGCTCTTGCCTGCCCAGCCGCGTGTTGCCGTATCGGTTTTTCAGATCCTCAAGAAACTGGGCAGGCAAGTTGCCCGCGTTATCAAACGTGCTGCCCCGCGTCACTACTGACCTGTCGCTGGCGATGATTTCGCGCAGAACAGGAATGGGCCGGGGCGTTGTCGTGACAATCACGCGGGGGTCATTGCCCGCCCGCATGGTGAATTGCAGCATGTCCCATGTTTGCCGCGCGCGCTTGTACTTAGCTAATTCGTCCACCCACGCTGCGTCAAATTCTGGGCCTCGAAGCTGATCCGGCTCAGTGCCATTGTAGCCCAAGGCAACCGCGCCGTTGGGCCATGTGATCCGCACGGGCTTAAAACGCGCCGTGGGCTTTTGCCCGTCGGGGTAGATCGACAACAGCCGCGCCACCATGACCTCTTCAAGGTCTTTCTGCGTCTCTGCTATCAGCGCGATGCTACGAGAACCCGCCTCAACACGTTCTTTGACCCATTGCGCGCCAGCCTCGGTTTTACCAAAGCCGCGACCCGCGTTAATCAGCCATGTTGACCAGTTGCCCTCCGGTGCGAGTTGTTCAGGGCGGGCAAGAAAGCCGCGCCAGTCGTACATCAGCGCATCGGCCTCGGCGTCTGTCAGGCTGGCTACGAACCTGTCGCGGTCAGCTTTCGGTAGTGCCTTCAGTCTCTCCGCTGGGCTTTCTGTCATTTAGGAACTCACTTAGCTTGCCAGACGGGGACATTGTGCCATCCTCAGAGATGTGATTGACGTTGCTTGTCTCACGCCATCCGCCGCGCGTCTTGAGCCAGAATATCGCCGCCGTGACTGCTGACGATCCATCGCCAAGCGCCTTGTTGTAGAGCGACTGAGCAACCCGGCTGTTAGCCTTCGCCGTGGCCGTGTCCAGCTCCTCGCGGTAGTGCTTTTGCAGCGTGCTGCGCTCAATGCCGATCACCTTGGAAATGTCCATCTGCGGAACGCCGTATGCGCTCATGCTTTCGACCATTTTGCGTTGTGCGTCTGTCGGCTTGTGGGCTGGCCTGCCGCCTTTGCTTTTGGTCATGCCGCCACCCGCTCGCCTTGCAACTCTGCGTAGGTCTGGCCAGTGGCTTCAAGCGTGGCGGATTGGCCTGTGAATTGCTCCCATCGCGTGATGATTACGTCGCAGTATTTCGGGTCCAGTTCCATCATGCGGCAATCGCGGCCCGTCTTTTCGCAGGCGATTAGGGTTGAACCGCTGCCGCCGAATAGGTCTAAGACAAGGCTATTTTTATGGTATGTGTCCAAAATATCAACGATCAGATCAACAGGCTTTTCGCAGCTATG